GGCGATTGGAAATCTGGTGGTGGAGCAGAGCACAGGCAGACATTACATCGTAGACCTGTCGCACTTTGACGATATTACAAAGCTACATGAAGTGATGATTGAGGTAGAGCCGGAAACAGTCTCCAGATGCGTTGGGATTTGTGACAAAAACAGCGAACGGATGTGGGAAAATGATGTTGTTTTGGTGCGTGGCGATGAAGAGCCTGCTTTAATTGAATGGAATGAAGATGATGCAGAGTGGTGCATGACGCAGAGTGGTAGTGTTATGTACGATTTTGAAAATTGCTGGGCGTGTGATTTGGAAGTTATTGGAAATCGTTTTGACAATCCGGAACTATTGCGGGGGCTATGATGGAAAGATATACAGAGTGGGATAGCACGCACACGCATGGTTGCGGACTTCCTGGAAAAGATTGCTTCACAAGGCTTGCAGAGTATGAGGATGCAGCAGAACTGGGTATGTTCATAGAGTGGATTCCGGTAACCGAAAGGCTGCCGGAAAATGACGACATGGTGCTGGTTTCCTGTCGGACGAAAAAGGGAGTTGCATCTGTAAATAGAGCTTATTATTCCGGGTCATATTGGCACGGTAGCGGCTCAATGTCTGGAGTAGAAGCCTGGATGCCGTTGCCGAAACCGTACCAGGAGGCGTGCAATGAGCAGTAGACCAGAGATAACACACATGCTATCGCTGTCAATCCGGCAGCATATCTGCACAAATAACGACCCAAGGATTTACTGGGCACGAGAAGTGACTTTTGACTATTCCACCACCAAAGCGGTACGTGTGGATTTTATGAAGTTCAAGCCGGTGAATAATACGGTTTCGGGAATTGAAAAAGGTGATTTCTACTGCTATGAGGTAAAGTCCTCTGTTGAGGATTTTCACAGCAAAAACGGTCACAACTTCCTGGGAGATTACAATTATTACGTTATGCCAGAAGAGGTGTACGAGCAGGTGAAAAAAGAGATTCCGTACCAGATAGGTGTATATGTTCCAGATGGCATGCACTACAGGGGCGAATGGTACAACTTAAAGGCGATAAAAAAGGCAAAACGGAAAGACAGAAGCAGACCAGTTTCGGAAATGCTGTTGATGATGTTTCGGTCAGCAGCAAGAGATTTGGTGAGATAACGAGCGATACAGAGGTTTTAGGAGGTTCAGAGCATGAAATATGCAAAAGCAGAGAAACAAACGCAGAATGAGGTTATTACGCAGCCAAACTGCATGGAATTATTCCCTACCATGAGTGAGTTTGCCAGGGAGGTATCAAAAGAGGTCGATTCCGTGTTTGCGGCGTTTATGAATGAGCGTGTCGGTCCGGACTGGAAGTATGAGCTTCTGGAGGTAAACAAGGTTACGGCAAAAGACAGTACGATGCCGTACAGTCGGTACGAGCTTGTCTATGATGGCAGACCGGTGGGGAAAATCAGGTACGGTGTGGCAGTTCAGAATAACAAGGCAATCGGTAATGTGTTTGTAGAAATGGAGGAGAGAAAAGCTGTATGATGCGGAAAGAGCTTAACAGAAAGCAGTATGAAAAGGTTCGCAAGATGGACCATAACCAAATGACAGTGTACATCAATGGTATTTTCGATGATGGTTACCAGAGAGGGGTTCAGGATGGGAAAACCCAGGCAGAAGCGGAAAAGCCGGAGCCTGGCATCCCGGATTTGAGCGGCCTGGATGATTTCTTACAAGAAATCAAGGGTGTAGGTGGTGCAAAGGCAAGAGTTGTTGCGGAAGCTGTGACTGTATTCCTGGAGAGAAAGGCGGCTGAAAATGAAACCGGTGCTTAAATACCCAGGGTCAAAATGGAGAATAGCAAAAGAGATTGTCCAGTTAATACCGGAGCACCATGCGTACATAGAACCGTATTTCGGAAGCGGAGCTGTATTTTTCAGTAAAGATGCAAGCCATATAGAGCTGATAAATGACTTAGACGATAATGTACCGAACCTGTTCAAATGCATAAGGGATTGCCCGGATGAATTAGCCGGGTTCATTGCTGCTGTGCCATACGCAAGATATGAGTATGAAAGAGCTTTTTCAGAGGTTAATACCGAAAAGGACAGCTTAAAGAAAGCAGCAGATTTTCTGGTTACATGCTGGCAAGGGCACGGCTTCCGGACGAATGGGTACCGTGTAGGGTGGAAAAATGATGTGCAAGGCAGGGAACGAATGTACGCTCTAAGAAATTGGTATCATTTGCCAGAGGTTATCCTGGAGACAGCGGAAAGGTTGCGGTGCGTACAGATTGACAACAGACCGGCACTCGAAGTTATCAAGCGGTTCAATTATCCGAATGTTTTCATGTATATAGACCCACCGTACATTTTAGGTACCAGAACGGCAAAACAGTATAGGCATGAAATGGCAGATGCAGACCATGAAGAACTGCTGGACATTTTAACGAAAAGCAACGCCAAAATTATGATTAGCGGTTATGAGTCCGAAATGTACAACAGGGCTTTGAAAGGCTGGGAGAAGATGCAGTTCCGGTCAAATGCGGAATATGGTGGAAATCGTGTAGAAACTGTGTGGATGAATTACAGTAGGCAGCTAACATTACAGGAGCCAGAACAGCTTGCACTATTCAATCCAGAAAATTGCGATATAAACAGGAGGTAAAGATGAATAAAGTAGTTTTAATCGGTCGTCCTACGAGCGACCCGGAGGTACGGTACAGCGGAGACAATATGGCAATCGCACGTTATACGCTGGCGGTTGACAGAAAGTATAAAAAGGATGGAGACCAGGAAGCTGATTTTATCCGGTGCGTAGCCTTTGGAAAGTCTGGAGAATTTGCAGAGAAGTATGTTAAAAAGGGAGTCCGGATTGCAGTGTCCGGAAGAATCCAGACCGGCAGTTATACTAATAATGACGGTGTAAAGGTCTACACAACCGATGTGGTTGTAGAGGAGCACGATTTTGCAGACGGAAAAGGCGGTTCCAATAATTCCGGAAGCGGAAGCTCTGGAGGGTTCAACGGTGGCAGTTCCGATGCTTCCGGTGATGGCTTTATGAACATTCCGGACGGCATCGAGGAAGAGTTACCGTTCAATTAGGAGGTAAGCATGGAACTGTACAGAGGAAAACTGAAAAGAACAGGCGACTGGTTTGTGGGAGCAGTCGTCTGCATCAACGGAAAAGCCTATGGTCTGGTGTCGGAGGGATTGTTTCCTGAAAGACCGGCATACAGCCGTATGGCTATTGGCTACGGTTTGAGAGACAAGGACATTGTGAATGATGGAGCCAAGGGTGCGGAATTAGGCTGGGAACAGGCGTTACACCGGTATGAAGATAATTTTCCCCAGTGGGAAGAACTGGAGCCGGAAACGGTCACACGATGCACAGGGAAGCATGATAAAACTGGCAACGTTCTCTTTGAGGGCGATGTTGTCGAGAACCAGGACGACAGACTGTTCGAGATATGCTATGGTGAGCATTCCACATATTGTCCGGTAAACCACAAGTTTACCGGGAATGTTGGCTTTTTCATGCTGTCAGAGAGCATCCGGGAGCAGTTTGACATTGATAAACCGGTTCCGTTAGGTTCCACGGAAGAGTACGCTTACCTGGTGGGTAATGTGTTCGATACTTTGGAGCTAAGACAGGCAGCCAGAAATGCCGGAGAATGGGCGAACCAGGATGTACTCATGCCGGCAACGTAGGAGGCGGCAAGGATGGGAAAGAACAACGTATTTATAAATGCGCAGAAAAGAGCTATGAAACAGGCGTTGGATGTTGTACCGAAAGTGTATGCAGCTATAGCAATCTCATTGCAAAGAGAGTACGGCTGGCAGTATGAGGACATCAACGCCCTGTTCAATGTATCACAGGAGGTTTGGAACGAGTGCGTGAAAACAGGAGTTGACATGCTGAAAATGTGTTCCGATGAAACCGGGATAGATATGCAGAGGAAAGTATCAGAAAGGTAGCTTTCTGACTTTGCAAAAATAGGTTGGCGTGTTATAATAACAAAGATTTGATTACTGGAGGTTAGAAAATGAAAAAATTAAAGTTATTATCAGTTTTAATGGTTATGGTATTGGCACTTGCAGGTTGCGGAGGCTTCTCTGATGGCGTGAAAGATGGCATGAATGATGCCATGAACGGCAAGACCGAAAGCACAGAGGAAGCAACAGAGGAAGAAACAGACACCCAGGAAGAAACAGAAGTCCAGGAGCCTGAAACAGAAGCAGAGTCCGAAACTGCAGAACAGTCAACAGAGAGCAGTAATATCCTCCTGGCAGCTCCGGTTACCGTGAGCGATGTTATGAACGGAACGAAAACCGAAAAAATCGGAGAGTGGGCTGAAATTGTTGTTGCGAAAGAACTTGTAGAAGCAACGACCATGGACGAGTTCGTGGAGTTCTGCAATAGTTCCGTAAAGGACAGTGGGTATAACTGGTACACAATTTCGTTCGGCGATGGTACCGGAATCCAGTTCCAGGGTTCATTATCATCTGTTGCTACATACGGCACACTGGACAGTGATGGCTGCATCGAGGATGCAATCGGTACAATCATGTTGCAGGAAGATGGAACGTACAGCTACACTGAAAATTAAGTATCTCTTTTGTTTACAAATGTGCAGTTTTGCTTACAATCCATCAACATGAGGGATGCCATGTTTATACATTAACACCGGAATTGCACATTTGTAACATGCCGTAAAAAAGCCGCAAAATAAGGTTTGACACAAGGTTTTCTGTACGCTAAAGTTAAGTTATCAAGAGAAAGGAGTACAGAAATGCCAAGCATATCAACATTTTACGGAATCACAATCAGTATGTACTACAAAGACCATGAGCCGCCACACATTCATGCAGAATACGCCGGAAAGATAGAGGTAATCGACATCAGAAACGGCAGGGTAATGAATGGAGAAATTGCAAAACGGGCTCACAAGATGGTAGTCGAATGGTGGGATATTCACAGAGACGAGCTGTTGGAAATGTGGGAAACGAACCAAAGAAACAAGAAACTGCCTCCCCTCGAATAGAGGGGCTGGCTTGTCTTTTATAGATGGAGGTGGTAGCGTGAGTAATGTTCTTCTGAAAGCGGTGAGACCGTTGGATGGCTTCGTCCTGGAAGCAGAGTTTACGAATGGCGATAAAAGGCGGTATGATATAACACCGCTGTTTGAAGAGATACCGATATTCCAGGAAATAAGAGACAACCCGGAGTTGTTCAAAAGCGTAAATGTTATCGGTGGTGGATATGCGGTAGGATGGAATGACGAGCTGGATTTGGCTTGTGAGGAAATCTAGGAAAATGGCATGGCTGTATAAAAATAATAAAACTGGTAGGGACATAAAAGTCCTTACCAGTTTTTTGTTGTCCGGAATTATTCCAGGAGCCGGTATGCGAATTTGTGAGTCAGTCCGTTCTTAAACGTGATGGCAACAACACGCCCATCTGACAGTTGCACGGAGTCCAGGATGGTGTCCATGTAGGCTTTCAGAATTTCCGGTGATACGGATTGAGCAAGGTTCTTGAAATATATGTATTTCCGGTTGGAAAGTTGTTTAGAAATCAACAGGTGGCTTGCCTGGCGTATAAATTCTTCGTCAGAGAGGGAGTTGTCCACGTTCTTAGCAACCATGCCGAGCATGGAGTTGATTTCTGATATTCTCTGTGCGATTTCAGCCTTGCGGACAATAAAGTCCTTTTCGGACATGGCATTTTCTGAATACAGGTATAAGTCCTGCAAACGCCGTAATGCACGTTCCTGTTTTTCTTTATCTTTGCGGAGTGCTTCAATCTCCGGGTCAACAGCCGCCTTTTTCTTCTTTGAAGCCCTGGAAGAGAACACAAAAGAGTTGTCGGAACCATACCGGGAGAGCAGGTTGTACAGCTCATTTAGACCATTGTTGTCTATGGAGTCCACATTGGAAAAGGTGCTGCCGAACAGTAACTGGTCCTCTAGTTTCTCCGGAGTGGAAATGGCGGAAAATGTTGTCTTAGCGTTCAGGATGTTCAGAATGTAGTTGATTACAAACTCCCCAACCTGGGTGTCAGATACGGTAGGGTTATCGCATTCTTTTGTCTTGCGATGTTTCGGACAGCTATAATTTGATGGGCGGTACCCGTTCGCATGGAGTCTACCTGGAGTAGAAACCATCTTGCAGCCACATTTTCCGCAGTAAGCCAGGGAAGAGAAGATATGCACGTTCACGCCCAGATGTTTTTGACCCACAACAGAACGGCTCCGGGCATTTTCATCAAGTATGGCAAGCAACCGTTCGTGTTCTTCCAGGGTAAAGATTGCCGGATGGTGGTTATCTACCATGACCCACTCGTCCTCCGGGTTCTCTGTACGCCTGTCAGTTCCTTTGTACCGGTTATAACGGTAGATTCCGGCATAAAAAGGACTGGAGCAGATTATCCAGACAGCAGTAGGCGACCAGTCTACACCAGCCCTGGTTTTATAACCGGCTTCGTTCAGCATCCGGGAAGTATGTACCAGAGACTTGTTCTCCAGGTAATCATCTTTGATTAAGCGGCAGATGGCAGCCTCGTCATCCCGGATAGAAAACTCCGTCTTGTCCGGGTCATAATCGTAACCGAAAGGCACACGACCGCCGTTCCAGAGCCCGGAGCTTGCCCTGGAAATCATCGTTGCTGTCACACGTTCGGAAGTAATGTTTCGCTCCAGCTCCGCAAACACCAGGATAATTTTCAGCATGGCTTCGCCCATGGCTGTAGAAGTGTCAAACTGTTCATTTTTGGAGACAAAGGTAACACCCAGTTCTTTCAGCTCCTCGTACATTTCCGCAAAGTCCAGGAGGTTACGAGAGATACGGTCAATCTTCCAGACAAGAATGTGGGAAAACTCCCCGTTTCTTGCCCGGTTCATCATTTCC